TTACTCAGACGACGATGGCGGATTTGCTTCTGTTTTCTTCCCTATTCTCCCCACACTTGACAAACCTTCTCTCGAGAGTTGGAAAAACTTCTCCTTTAGCTCGGGCACTTGAGAAAGCGCCTTATTGAAAGCATCAGAACTAATTAACTCGTGCCATGGACTGCCGTGATCCTCACTGCTTATAAGTCTCAACGGCGGTTCCTCTAGACGAGCAAGAGCTGATGAGAAAAGACGCGCTTCAAATTCCTCATCAATACGCGCCGCCTCTCGTTTATAACCTTCATACGCCTTCGCCACAGAAGCCTTGAACCCGTAATCTTCAGCAAGCCTAAAACGTTGCCCGATCTGTTTCGTAGAAATCCAAGAAAACCACAGTGGAGCACCAACGCTTAGAATAGATAGAGCAATGTTCATCCATATGACGCCCCAGTGAGGATCATTGTTTGCAATGGCAGCAGATAATATTTCTACACGATTCGACCCGATATATGCACCTATGGCCAAGGCGCACAGCAATCCAAACACCCAAATCCACATAGACATACCCAGCCGCATTGCACGCTGGTCAAATGCAGCTGCAAGCCCCTTGGTGGTTGTTATCCGATATGCCTCTTCACACTGCTGAACTAGTTTTTCAGCCTCCCGCCCATGATCAGAAATCAACTTAGCCAATTCATTTGTTTCAGTATAACGCTCATCGATTTTTCCATACAACTCAGCAGATTCAGTAGACAATCGATTTATGGTGTTACGTGCTTCTTTTAAGGCTTTCATGTCTGCTGGAAGGGATTCAGCCGCATCTGTTGCGTCTTGAATCTGCCTAATCTGCTCTTCCAGTCGATCCTTGTTTGGAGCCAACTCATCAATATCAGCCTGGATACCCCTAAGACGGCGAGCCATTGGCGTCGGCATAGCCTTAAGGTCTTGGATTTTCTGCCACCCCAGCACAGGAAGAAAAATTGAATTCACCCACTCCAAGGTGCTCATGAAGGCAGGCAAAGCCTGTTGAGCATTTCCATTAAAAATGTAAGGCACGGTTGTACCGCGCAATAAATCCAACCTACCTGGAACCTTTCTAATCTGCTCCAGCATATTTTTATCGATCTCGCTTAGATTTGCGCTTCTGATCTTCGAAGCCAATCCTGATGGAATATCGGCTATATCATGCTTTGTTATAGCAGGATGATGCCATCCATATGCCTCTGCAAGAGTCCTATCCTCTGACCAGGAATTGAGGACTAACTTAGATAAATCATCTAACGACTTGCAAACCGCATTAATTTCTTCATGCATATGTAATCCATCCCGATTATTCAAACAAAATGATTTTGATACACATTGTAGACAAAATTCTCTTGCGCGAACAAACAGGTGGCACAGGCAAGAAAGCACGAATACATACCCGCTAGCACTTCAAAAGCAAATGACCATAACCCTTCAGCGTGAGATGAAAGGCCACGCATCCCGCATCAGCGCGACGTCAGCGGCGTGGCCATCAGCCGCTCGCGCGAGGTCTGCACCACGCTCTGCCATTCGTCCACCATGCTCTGCCAAGTCTGCGAGTAGGGCTGTGCAGGTTGAGGCGTACTGAGCGAGGGCGGGCTGGGCAGCTCCAGCGATGCGCTCGGGGAGTCCGGCAAAGTCGCCCCGCATGCCTGCAGTAGCAGTGCGGAGGTCACGCATACTGCGGTCAAGATCCTGCTGCGCAACCGCGTTGCGCTGGACCGTGGCTTGGAAGATTGCAAGTGCATGGTTCAGTCCTTTCTGGAATCCGGCCATGTCGCGCACGGCTTGCTGTGTACTGCCCAGCTCGGCGCTGGTCTGCTTGTGGCGCATCTGCTCCAGCTGCAAGCCATAACGCTGGCCCTGGGTCCACCAGGCTCCGCCAGCACCAATCGCAAGCGCTACAGTGGCCGCAGCCAAGTGCGTTGAAATTAGGCCGATCATTGCCAAGCCCTCTCCAGCAGGCCAGCGCTGAAATGCCCATCCCTGCCCCACTGCGCGCACAGCTCGCGCGTGGAATCGCGTCGATCAACAAGGCCGGGCAACCGCTCAGGCGCACCATTGACGGTGCCGTAGACCCATCGCGGCATCTGCTGGCATGCAGCATCGAGCAGCCCGGCATTGGCCAGCCGAACGACCGTGGTGTCAGGCGTGAGCGCCGAGGGCACGTTGTAGGCCATGTCCACAAAGCTGGCTTGCACCCACACGTTGTAGCTGTCCCAGTGCCGCAGCGCGCGCCGCGCCAGGCGCTCGGCCTCGCGGTACTTTGGACCCTCCAGGCGCTCGCAGTCCTCGGGCGTGTAGTAGCGGCCGGCCACCACCTCAGGACCTGTGACGCCCGCGCAGACGGTCAGCGGCTGACCCCTGCCAAGCCGGTCAACGTATGGCCTGCCGATGTGCCGGCCGCTGCTCTCGTAGTGGAGCCCGATCTCGCGGGCCAGTTGCACGGCAGGGCTGGGCCCGGCCTCCTGCGTGGCGACATAGCCGCCGGCCACGGTGACAGCCAGGCCGGCGGCCGTAGCCAGCAGTCGATTGCGCAGGGTCTCGTTCATCGCCCACCTCCGCCGATGGTCAGAGCCTTCCAGAAGGCCAGACCAGCACTGGCCATCATCACGATATAGGTGATGGGCTTGGCCACCTTGCCGATCCAGTTGAGGACCTTGAAAGCCCCCTGTGCCGCAGCGAAAAACTCCACCATCTCAGCCGTGTTGACACGAACCTTTTCCGTGGCCTCGGTGTTCGCCCGCAACTCGGCTTCAATGCGCGTCATTCGCGCATCTCCCTCATCGAGCCGGGCATTGATGGTGCGCGCCGTGTTGGGGTTTATTGCATTGCCGTAATCGTCTTGCATTGGTCCTCCTACTACAGCGTCACAGCGAGCGCAAATGCGGCATCCAGCGATTCCGGCGTGCCGCCGATCTGCGCCCACAGGGCCGACAGAAACGGATTGCTGCGCTCCCAGGTGTCGGCCTCGTACTCGATCTGGGCCGCGCGCTTGTCTGCGTCGTCGGGCATTGCCGCAATAGCGGTCTCGGCTGCATCGAGCAGGCCCAGCGTGAGCAGTGCGAGCCTGCCTTGGCGGCGCGAGCAGGAGTGCGGCACAGCATCGACGTGCGGTGCGTCGGGCCAGCGCCGCACGACCACGCCGCCCACGATCTCTTCAATCATCTCGCTCATGCTTGGCTCCTTTGCTTGTATGCGACTTGCCCTGGACCTGAGAAACTGCTGGTGGCTGGCGTCATGTACAGGCGCAGGTGGCGCTTGAACTCGATCGGGGTGGCCGCATCAATCGGGGTGTCAAGCTGACCGCTGCCACTCATGCTCGCATTGCCCAGAAAAATGCTCCACTGGACTGCACCGCTCCATGTCTTCGTGTCGTCATAGACAGTGCGGCCATCAATCACCAGCTCCGTGCGCATCGGGCCTGACCCTCCACGCATAACCGCCATGAAATCCACCATCCCCCGGCCGATCATCTCCAGCACGAGCGTGCGAACATTGACAGCGACCACAGGGGTGGAGATCTTTTTCGTACCAATGGCGAATGAGCCAGCCGGATTGCGCAGCTCGGCATCGCAGACAATCGCTGTCCAGCGCTTGTATGACTCGGCCTTGTAATTGACGATGTCGTCAGCCGGGTCTGTCGCGCTGGAGCCAGTGGCAGCCACCCGCGAATACAGCTCATGATCGAGCGGGCTGCGCACGATCTGGTCCTGCAGCACGATGCGCGTGGGCGACCACAGCGGCCAGTTGCCGCCACCCTGGCCGAGGAGGGAAGAGAGTGTGTTCATACGAGTCCTTGAGCCGGGTTGTGATGCCGAAGCACCCCAGTGCTGCCGAAGACGGCCGAGATGACTTGCGTGCCCATCGTCTGGGACCGCAGCTTTGTGCCTCCGAAGACAAGCGTGTACTGCGCGCCATTTCCGATGGCTTCCGTGATCGCTATTTCTTCGTCGTCACGCCAGTTCGTTGGCAGGGTCAACGTGATGCCCGGCGCGACAACGATGTATTCGACCCCTGCGACGCAGACGGTGCTGGCGGCAACCTCCTGGCGCGCGAGCGCTGTAGCTCCTGCGCGAGCTGCGATGCCGATGGCCCAATCTGCCCTGGCCGCAGCACCAGCGAACTTGTCCACTGCAATGACAAGCGCGCCCGTTGCGGGGTCGTAACTCTGGACCGGACCGCTCATCTGCGTTGCAGGGTCGCCCACAGATGTGGCGATCAGGTACATCCCAGCGACGAACGAACGGCTTGCCTCCATCGCAAAGGATTTGGCGCCAGCGCCAGGCACTACGCTGGTGGCACTGCTGCCCTTGAGCTGCCCGGTGGCGTAAATCTCGGCCTGGTTGCGCAATGCTTGTGTTTCGTCGCGCAGCCCTTCAACCTCTCCCATCAACTCCACCGACCGATCACGCGCGGCTTGCGCATCGCCCTTGGCATCGTTGGCCAGGACTGCAGCTGCTGCTGCGTCTGCAGCACTCTCCAAAGACGCGCCAGCGGCGGCAATCGCGCCGCTTTGCGCAGCAGCTGAAGCCGAGGCGCTGGAGGCCGCTTCAGCTGCCTTTGTTGTCGAGGTGCCAGCAGCGCCCTGGGCAACACCCACCCATGCAGCCACAGCCTGCGCGTCTGCACGAGCAGCCAATGCACATTGCCGGGCAGCAAGCGCAATGGCATTTAGCCCCGAAACCACGCCAGGCATTTGCGTGCCGACCGCATAGGCCATTTGGTTGAAGTTGGGCGCGCCCAAAGCCGGATAGGGAGGCACCACTGGGGCCGGGGGAATATCCGGTATCAGTATTTCCGTCATACGTTTCCTTTGATTTGCAGATCGACCTGCGCCGAAGTCCAATCCGTAGAGCGCACAGCGCCCGTCACCTTGCCCACCGTTGCCAAGTGCCCATAGCGAGGCAGCTGATCAACCTCGATAGCGACTGCTTTGCCCAGGATCTGGTCCAGCAGCGTCTTGGCCGCCGGCGCCTGGTCCGCGTCGATGACGCAACTCAAATTGATGTTGGTGGCCTTGCGCCCTTCAACCTCGGTGTAAGTGCCGTCCTTGCGCTCATCGAGGTAGGAGTAATCGCGAGTGCTGGCTTCGACGCCAAACTGCGTGCCCCCCATGTCTGTACGGCCCGGGAACAGCAGGCGCTTCCAATTGCCGACGCTGATGTAGCCCACGGCAGCAATGGCTTCCGCGCTGCTGCGCGAGACCGTGATGCTGATCTCCAGGTCTGGATGGATGGGCAAATCCTTGAGTGTGAAATACGTCCCACGCTGCAGATCACCGAAGAGGTATTCCCACTCACCAAAGGCCTGCTGCCACAGCTCCACATGGACTGGCTCGATCAGGTCTACACCCGCAGCCCGCACAGTGATGTCGAGCGTGTCAGCCTCCAACCCATAGATCGCAAGGCCATTCACGAAACCGGGCTTGAGAACGAACGTGAAAGAACCAGGCCGGCGGGTTTTCGTGAAAAGGTATTTGTCGAAAGGAGCCATGCGATTACTCGGCGCGCCCTCGTCGCGTTCCCAAAGCCCGGCGGCATTGGTTGTGCCCGGCTCGTAGGTGTTTGCCGGCGAACCAGACACAGCCCCCACACACTCGTAGGTTGACCCTTTCCAGACCCGCCGAGCCCCCACAGCGGCGTCAACGCCGCTGGCCCAGGCCTGCTCGCCCATGACGGTATCGACTTCGGGGACGGTGGTGCCGGGGCCGAACATCTCGGCCACGATGGTTTTTGGCAGAAGAATGTTCATGCCGTCACCTTCCCTGCAGCAGGTGCGCTCACGCGCAGGCGCTGACCACCACCACTGACCTGGTCGAACTGCTCGACCAGTTGCGGGGCACCAGCCGTGTTCCGCGCCGTCTGTGCAGACGACTGCCGCAGCTCCGACAGCTCAGCGCGCATGGCCCTGATCTCTGCCAGCAGCGCCTGCGTCAGTTCATCGCTGCCGGAGCCGGTGGCGGCATATACACCAAGCCTGCCGCCGACATTGGCCAAGGGCAGGATGCCTTCCGGCCCGGCCTCACCCATCAGGCCCATGTCAAAGACGGTGGGCCGCGATACCACGCCGCTGGAAAATGCTGCCCCTGTGGCAAACACTGGACCCTTCCAGTCATCCCCGCGAATCAGCTTGTGCCAATACACCTCGTCCGGCGTCAAGTGCGCCACGCTGCCGTCCGGATAGGTCAGCGTGCCTGCATCAGGATCGAAGACTGGAGTGCCTACGGTGCTGGGGCCACCACCGCCCAATTGAGCGCCACCGCTGCCACCACCGCTAGCAGCCGGCTGATCGGGCTTGGCCGGATTCAAGAAAGCCATGAGCTTGTTGAAATGCTCGTCCACCGTGCCAGTGAGCGCCGCAGTGCCGTTGACCAGGTCATCCGCTCGCTTGGCCAGCGTATCCAGGGATTCGAGCTGGGACTGCAGCGCCTTGAGCGAGCGCTCCTCAACGCTCAATTGGATCTCGCCCAGCTCACCCAGCTCGGAGAACTTGCCAGCCCACACCAGCGCATCGCGGCGGCGCTCGAAGTCCGTGGCATAGACGCCCGATGCCAGGCCGGCACGGGTGGCCTGCACCGCCACGCCGATGTCGGTGTATTCGGAGAGCTTGCGCCCCGCCCTCACCCCATCCAGAGCCTGCTCGATGTAGACCATCCCACGGACTGCCGCGAGCTGGGCCGTTGAATCGACGGTGCCATACAGCTCCTGAGCAGCGCCCTTGAGAACATCCACCGACGAGGCGATGGCGTTGATGGTCTCCTGCACCACGGATACGCGCTGCTGCAGTTCCTCCCGGTCGCGGTCCACCGCACGCCGGAACATGTCATAGGCAGCAGCCTGCGCGGCCTTCTCGTCCTCGATGGCCCAGATGCGCTCCTGCAGGGCACGGTTGCTGGGGTCCAGCGCCGCCAGCTCGCGCTTGCGCAGCTCGGCCGTGTTGCCCTGCAGTTCCAGCAGCCTGCGCTCCAGGTCCGTGCGCTGGTCCAGGCGTGCGATCTCCTCGCGCAGGGCCTGGTTGTAGTCCCAGGCGGCTTTTTCCGCTTCGCTCATGCCCTCGGTGGCCAGCTTGCGCAGTGCCTCGCGGTACTTGTCGGTCTGGCCCGTGGCGCGCAGGTACTCGGCTTCCAGCTGCCGACGCTCATTCTTGAGCGAGTCCAGCACCTGGCCGGCTGCATCCGCCACGGCGCCGAATTCCTTGGCCAGCGGGATGAGCTTGGCCAGCAGTTCCACATCGCCGGCCGCCATGGCATCCTCGATGAGTTTCTTGAATTTGGCCTTGGCGTCCTGGCCCATGCGCGGATCGATGTCGATCTTGAGATCCTTGAGCGCCTTGTCCACGGCCTTGGCCGCGTTCTCGATGCGCTCGCGCTCGCTGTAAAAGCCCGTGTAGAACGCATCCATGCCGGTGATCAGGTCCTGGATGCCGCCCGCGCTCTTGATGAGCTTGGCAATGGCTTCGTCGCCGAGCTTGCCGAAGTTGGTGATGTTGCGGGTCCAGCCCTCGATGGCGGCGCCGGTCAGCTCCACGGTCTGCATGGCGGCGTTGAAACTCTCCAGCGTGATGTCCTCGCCCATGTCGTCGAAGACATTGCGCATCCAGCTGGGGATATCAGCCTTTTTCAACTGCTCAATCAGTGCACCGCCCATGTCCGCAATGAACTGGGCATAGGCCTTGGTGGGGTCCGTGCCAAGCGCGCCATCGCGCTTGGTGTAGCTGTCCAGGACCTCGCCGGTCACCTTGTCGATCAGCTTGAAATAGCCGTAGGAATCCTCGTCGCCGTACTTCGGATTGGAGGCGAAGCCCGCGACGATATCGATCTGCTTGGCACTGTCACCGGCATAGCGCGAGAGGCGCTTGTAGACATCGGACAACGCATCGACCGTGCTGCCCAACTGCTTTTCAAGGTCGGCGTTGTGGCGCTTGGTCAGATCGTCATACCAGTCGCCGCCGGCACGGTCGAACAGCATTTCGGCTGCCTTGTCATTGCCCGCACCCGTGGTGCTATAGGCCGCGCCCGCGTGGTTCGCGCCCCGAGAACCAAACAGACCGCCCTTGAGCAGCGAGAAAATGGCGATGGCGCCCGCAATCCAGGGCATCGCAGCGCCAATGCCAGACATCAGCGAGCCGAAGCTGCTGCCGACACCGGCCCAGCTGCCATTGCCTGCGATCAAGGCACCGAGGGCATCACCGCCAACCATGCCCACGGCATTGGCGCCTGCCAGGCTGGCAGCCGATGCGCCGGGCATGAAGCCCCACAGCGCCTGGGCGCCAGCACCCAGCGAGCCGAGGTTGTTGAGCATGCCCATGCCTGCACCACCGGACTGCCCCGCCGCCGCCGGCATGCCGAACAGGCTGCCGAGCGCACCCCCGGCAATCTGGACCTTGGCCTGAATCAGCGGCCGGAAGACCAGCGTGCGGGCCAGATTCTTGAGGTACTGGCCGAACGATTGGCCACCCTGCATCAGCTGATCGGACAGGCTCTGCCCGATCTGATCGACACCCTTTTGCCATTCCGAGGTGCTGGCCTTGGCCGCGTCCGCAGAGGCTTCGCGCGAGGCCTTGACCGAGGTCAAGCCCAGGCGCTCGCGCAGCAGCTCGATCTCTTGCTGGAGCAGTGCGTGCTCCATGGTCATAGTGCCGGTGAGCGCAGCGGAGCGCTCCATCTCGGCCAGCTGCTGCTCCTTGCTCAGGATGATGGCCATCTGCCGCTGCTCGATCACCACGCGCTGCTGCTCGGCGCTCAGGCCAATCAGCTCGATCTCGTCGCGCAGCGCCTGGTTGCTGGCGGTCAGCTCCTCGACCGTCTTGCCCTGGGTGGACATCCACTCCTGGCGGTACTTGCGCTCTGCCTCGGCAGCCTTGAGTGCCTGCTGCCGGGCCTCGTTCTCTTTTTCCAGCGCCTTGAGGGTCTTGAGCTTGGCCTCGATGTTGGCGCGCTCGGCCGCGTTGAGACCCTTGAGCGAGCCCAGCAGATCCTGCGAGTACTTGATGCGCAGCTTGTCGGACTCGCCCAGCTTTTCGCCACCGGAGATCTCCAGGCGCTGGGCGGCAATCTTTTCTTCGATGGAGTCGACCAGGCTGCCATAGGCCGATTGCAGCTGCTTGGCCGACGAGGCACGCGCCTTGGCCGAATCGTCTTCCTTGTAGTTTTCCTTTGCCAGCTTGCCAACCAGCTCGACATAGGCGGCCTCGGTGATGCGGCCGGCCAGGCGCAGTTCGTTGAGCTTTTGCAGCTGCGGCAGATAGTCTTTGTTGACACCGTACAAACCACGGCGAATCTCCGCCAGTTCCTCCTCAGCCTTTGCTTCTTCCTGAGCGAGTCTGGTTGCCTCATCTGCAAACGACTGCCCGCGCCCCTTGAAACGCATTTGATTGCGCGGATCCTGATCATCAATGGCCCTGAGCTTCCCTTGCAGATCCTCAATCGCTTTTCGACGCTCCGCAATTCCCAAGTCGATGTTTTTCAGGAACGCGGCATCACGACCATTCGCGGCAGCGAACGCCTTATCCCCCTCCAACCTGTCAATCTCGGCCTTCAGGCCCGTGATTGATCGATGAATCCCATCCACGGAATTGCTGATGGCGCTCACAGTGGCCACGCCTACACCAGCAACAACGCCAATCCCCAGCAAAGCGAGCGTCACTGGATTGGCCATTGCCACGGTCGCCAAGGCCACGAAAGCCCCCTGCAAAACCCCTATGGCACTAACAACCCCCATGATGCCCGCCACTGTTGCAGCACCACCCAGCGCCCCCAACATCCCCACCACCAAGCCTTGATGGTTTGAAATGGCACCACCCAGCCCATCGATGGCGTCCGTGACCAGGCGCACGCCTGCGGCAGCCTTCTCGGAAAACCCGGTGCTTTCGTTGATGGTCCGGAACAGCTCATCCCAGGAATCGCCCAGCGCCGCAATGGCGCCGTCCAGGGTCTTGGCGCGCTGCTCCATGGCGCCGCCGAAGGCGGTGTTGCCGATGTTCTCCAGATAGTCGGTGATGTCCTTGGCCGAATTCTTCACGCGGGTTGTGACACCCTGGAACGTGAACGCCACCATGTCGCCCTGCTTGGACGCCTTGATGCCGAATTCCTTCAGGCGCTCGAATTCGCCCGTGGACGCATCCGCCACGGCCTCGATCATCTGCATGAGGCTCTTGCCCATGCCGGCCGCCGTGTTGCCGAAGCTGGTGAGCTTGGCCTGGGTGGGATCGAGGCCCAAGGCCTTCATCTTGACGAAGGCCTCGGTGGCCTGGGCCAGCCCGTAGGGCGTGTCCTTGGCAAAGGTCTTGATCCAGGCCATCTCCCGGCCGGCGGCCTGGGCACTGCCCGTGACCGTGACCAGCGAGCTGTTGAGCTTGTCGAATTCACGCTGCACGGACACCAGCTTGCCCACGAAGGCCGTGACGGACACGCCAGCAAACACACCGCCGAGCAGCGTGCCCAGCCGCCCCAACGAGCCGGCCATGCCATCGACCATGCCCGACACGGTGCGCTTGGACTTCTCGACCTCGGCCTGCAACTGCGAGCTGTCGCCCGTGATCAGGAACCGCAGGTAGTTGATGTTGCTGGAACCGATCATGCCGTCCCCCGCTGATCATTTCGGCGCGCGGCGGAACGAGCGCAGCATGTCGCCCAGGCCGCTGGACACGCGCTCGCGCCGCTCCTCGGTTTGTTCAGGCGTTTCATCGACACTGCCCGGCCGAGGCGCGCCAGGGTCCTTGGCAGCGTCAAGGGCGTCCAGGTAGATGATGGAAAGCCCACACAGCGTTTTCCCCTCCCATGGGTTGAGCCGCACGCCGTGGATGGACTGCCAAGCCACGAGCTGCTCATAGCCGATGGGAACGCTACCCATGGGCGATTGCAGAAATGGCCCCAGGTCGAAGAAAACTTCGAGGAGATAGCCGGCCGGACCCGGGTCGGGCAGGTCAGGCTCACGGCCTTCTGCCCTGATTTCCTCGATGCGTGTGATCCTGGGTTCTTCATGCTGCTGGTGGTGGTCTTTTCTGGCCTTGGACTTGAGCGGGGCGTTGAGCCACGCCCAGGTGCGCACGTAGAGGCTCAGCCCTTCGGCGCACTCTTGGAAAAATTTGCCCAGTCCGCCGCGAAGGCGTTGACCTGGTCAGCCACCCAGCCGGCCGCAGGATCCGCGTACAGGGCCAGCACCCCCTCGCGCACGGGGCGGCCTTCCAGGTCCAGGCCTTCGACGGAGTGCGTGATGTCCGCCAGCAGTGCAGCGGTGTCGGCGGTGCGCTCCTCGGGCGTACGCTCCTCCAGCGCCCGGCGGTTTTTCTTGAGCAGGGCCGTGACGCGGCGCTGGGCACCCAGCTGAGCCCGGCGGTAGGGCTCCGAGCCCGGGCCGTACACATGAATCAGCACGGGCTGCTCCACCGCCTGGTCGCCCTGGGCGGGGTCCTTGAAGTACAGGGGCTCGCCAGTGGCGTCCTTGAGATGCAGGGCAGCGGTGTCGGAAACGCGGAGTTGGGAAATCTTGAGCATGATGGTGGCGATAGATGAGGGATAGAGGGGCACTGCACCCGGCCGCAGCCGGGCGCGGCGGATTACTCAGGAATGAAGCTGGCCTCCACGGCCAAGTTGGCAAGCACGTTGCCATCTGCGCGCGGGTTGTCCGTGCTGTTGTCGCTCCACTTCTCGAACTTGAAGCCGGACGCTGCGAGGGCATACACGGGCTTGCCCGTGGCTCCCTGGAGCACCGTCTGGCTTGCCATGCCAGAGATGGAGCCGTTGGCGCCTGCCGTGTAGACCAGCGTGTGCGTGATGGCAGGCACTTCGATGATGTCGTTGTCGATTTCCAGCTGCGCCGTATGCGCGGTGATGGAATCGACGCCACCCACGTTGAGCTTGAAGCTCATGCACTGGGCCGTGAAATAGTGGCTCGATCCGTCCTGCAGCCGGATGCAGTAGCTGTAGCTGTCGTCCGATTGGGATGCAGCCTTGAGCAGCACCTGGCCCTCGTCGTTCATGTCGCGGGCCATGGGCACGCTCAGGCTGCCATCGTTGAAGCTGCCCTTGCGCTTGACGATGCGGCGTGTTGCCAGGGGCGAGTGCGTGGCCTGGTTGTATTCCCGCCCCAGTTCGGCCAGGTCGGTAATCTCAGCGATCTCTTTGAAGGCCAGGGCCTGGAAGCCGACCGCATCGTAGGATGCTGGCCGGGCGGCGCAGATCAGCAACTTGCTGCCGGCCGAGGTACGAACGTTTTGGACTGCCATGGTCGTTTCCTTTCAGGGATGGGATGCCGGGCCGCGCGGGGCGCCCTCGGCGGTGAGGTATCTGCACAGCCACATGCCGCGCACGATGTAGATGGGCTGGGTAGCGGCGTCATCCCACTGCCCACGGATGCCGCGCAAGCGCGGTGGCGCGATCAGCAGGCCAGCCAGCACGCCGCCAGCGGCCGGCCCCATGCGCTCCTCGATCTGCGCATGCAGCTCCATGGCGGTCTCGCGCGCCTGGTCGCCCGTGGCGATGCTGGTGACATCGACCAGGAATTCCCGGTGCAGCGTGGCCAGGCCATCGCGCCCGCCTGTGATGGGTTCAATGCCTTCGTCTGCCGCGCTGATATCAATGGCTGGCAGGGCACCTACCGGATATGCGTTGCGACCTTCGACGCGGACCTTGTCTCCAGCCAGGGTGGCCGCAAGCACAAGATCCACCCGCCAGGCGGCCAGGATCTGCTGTTGCATGTGCTGCGCCATGTCAGGCCTCCTCCAGCTGCAGCAGCAGCCAGCCGGACTCGTCGGGCTGGGGCGGCTCGGCGATACGGTAGGCGACCTGGTCGATCTCGATGGGCTCGCCCTGGGCGACGCCCGGCACCATGTAAGCGGGCAGCCGGCAGGCCAGGACGTAGGCGCCCACCATGCCCAAGGCCTCGCGCGGGCTGCGCCGCAGGATGACGCCGAAGGGATCGCCGCCCTGCCAGACAGCCACCGCATTGGCGTGGTGCCGCTGCTGGGCCGAGCGCACGCGCCCTGCCCGCTCAGCGCCTGGGATGAGGAGGAAAGTCATGCCCGGCCCTGCTCCGCTCAGGCCGCGACCGTGCCGATGACGCCCGGCAGGCAGACGACGCCATGGGTGGCCGCGCTGTCGGCGGCCTCGAAGGCGAACGCCGCCCCGGTGACGTCGCCGGCCGTGGCCGCGCCGCCCACTGCGAAGGCGCCGGTTTCGACGTCCCAGCGCAGGGGCTGGCCCTGCGTCCACGCGGTGCCTGCAGCCTTGGGCAGGACAAAGACGCCCACGCGCTCGGCGTTGAAGGGCTCGCCGACCTGGGCCGGGCCATTGGCCACGGCGAGGATGGCGCCGATGGCCACGGGCTGGCCCGCCGCCACGGCAGCGGCAGCTGCCAGGACCTCGATGACGTGGCCGCGCTGTTGGTAGTTTTTCATGGGTGGAACTCCTGAAAGCGTGTGAGTGGATGGCGGCGCGCTCAGGCGCCGTTGCTCTTGGCCAGGCCGTGCCAGTCCAGGCACTTGGCGGCAAAGTCCAGACTGGCGCGCAACTTCACGCCGTCCACGTCTTCGCTGGAGAACGTCTCGGTGCGCAGGCCTTCGTAGCCGTCCACGTAGGCGTACTCGACGGTGTCGATCTGGCCGGCGCGGGCCGCCAGGTAGAAGGCTGTGGTGGACACGTCATCCAGCAGCGGCTCCACGATGGGCTCCAGCGCCGTGCGGCCGCCCGTACGGAACTCGTTGATGTCGCCAGCCTTGGTGGGCTGGTAGTTCGGGCTCGTGTACTGGTAGGCCAGGGTTTCCAGGTCGGAGGGGACCAGCAGGTAGGCCGGAGCGATGTTCAGCGTCTCGTCGTCCCGGCCCTTTTGCTTGCGCATCAGCGTGCGAAGGCTGGACAGTGCTTCCAGCGAGAACTTTGACCCTGCGCCGGTCAGCAGGTTTTTGTGCTCGGCATCGAACAGAGGTTCTCCATCCGACATGACCGGGTTCCCCAGGATCTGTCCATAGACCAGGCGGTTTTCGAGGCTCCGCGCTGCGGCGGCAAATTTGGTCCCTGTGCGCGTCAGGGAGTCAAGATCGTCATTGACGATCATCTGGCGGGTGATGGCGAGCGAGCGACCGAACGTGAAGGCGCGGTAGCCCGTAACATCTTCGGACAGGCTGCCGTAGGTGTACTCGCCGTGCTCGTTGAGCTTCTTGAGCTCGACATCACCGCCCACGCCGATGGCCTGGCGAATGCGGAAATCCGGCAGGTTGGCGGCACGGCGCGCCCACAGTTGGTAGGTGCTGGGCGCCTCGTCATAGGCAGCACGCAGCACGCGCTGGCCGACACCACCGAGCAGCGCAGGGAAGTCGCCCGTACCCAGCATGCCGGAGCGCACGCGCAGCGCCACATTGACGATCTCGGCGCGACTCATGCCCCGTGTCTTCTGGCCCAGGCCTTCGGCCACCTCCCGCGCCATCTCCACCAGCGACAGCGAGCGGTACTGGCGACCGTTGTCGTCCAGCTGCGCGCCGGGGTCCAGGCGGTGCATGAGCGCGTTTTCAATGCCGCGCATGCGGGTTTCGTGTTCATCACCCACAGTACGAATCGAGGTCGTGGGGCCTGTGGCTTGCTCCTGGCTGCGCTGGTCCAGCGCCGTCAGCACGGCAGCGCGGGCCTGGTCCATGGTGGACTGGTTGCGCAGCAGCTCGGCCTGCAGATCGGCCAGGTTGTGGCGCTGGCACAGCGCAACGATGTCGGCGGCGCGCTGGCCGTCGAACGCACCGGCAGGTGCGGGCTGCGGCGCACCCTCGGTCTGGCGGCTCTGCGGGACCTGAGAGACGTTGGTGGGCGCGGCGCCCTGGGGGGTGTTGGCGGTCTGGCCGCCTTCACCGGCTTGGTTTGCTTGGGGCATACGTTGGTGCTCCTGGGTGGTGGGTTGGGCGGCTGCCCGTTGGAAGAACTCGCACGGCATGCCGCCCTGGGGCGCTGCACCGGACGGGGCCTGGGAAGTGGGTGCGCTGCGCGTGCCGGCATTGGGGTCGGCAGGCACAGTGACAAAAGAGATTTCCTGCGGGGTCCAGGCGACTGCGCGGTAGAGATCGACGTTGATGCCGTCCGTGCGGTCCTGGGCTCGGGTGATTTCGTAGCGCTGGACGCTGTAGCCGAAGCTGATGGCGCGGATGATCCCGGCGCGGATGTCGGCCACGATGCCGGCAAGCTCGGGGCGCTGGCTCAGCCGGATCACGGCCCGGCCTTCGCCGCCTTCGATCCAGCCGCGCACGGCGATACCCAGGATGGCCGCCACGCCGCCATAGGCACGGTGGCCGTCCAGCACCTGCACCGTGCCGGCGTCGAAGCGGGCCATGTCCACGGCCTCGGGGGTGATCTGCAGGTCCTCGTCGTAGGGACGGTCGTTCCACCAGTCGTAGCGGCGCACCATGGCGCCCGTGGTCCAGACCACCTCGACCGTGTTGTCGGCCTCGTTGTAGGTGTCGGGGACCAGGCTTGCGGCGCGCGTCTGCACCGGCAAATCGTGGATCTGGGGTGCGGAAGATTGGGCGTTGGCTTGTGGCATGGCGCTCAGTTTTCCGGTTTGACTGTCTCAAATCCAAGAAAACTGAGACGATTTCACTTCTGCCCCTGGCCCTCCATCTGGGCCACCAGATCGATGGGGTTCTGCGCACCCCACAGCGCGGCCAGCAAAGGCAGAATGCCGCGCTCTCGCAGCCGCACCAGGTCGCTCTCCAGCTCCGTGAAAACGTCTTCTGGGTCATAGCCCCGGCGGCGGATCACTTCGCTGATGCTCTGCATGCCGCCCTTGACGGCGCTCAGGTCACTGGCCACGTCCTGCACGGGGTTCGGGCTGGCCCAGCGGGGCGTGCTCCAATCCGGCGCAGCCACGTTTGCCGGCACCGTGGCCACCAGATCCACGGCCGCCACAAACCACCGCGCAATGGGCGCGCACAGTCGCGGCACGGTGACGCGCCACTGCTCGGATTCGACCTCGGCCCGGAACTGGTTCATGGACATGCGCGAGGTGCTGAAATTCACCTCGGTCAGGTCGCCCGTCATCAGCTCGTAGGGACAGCGGTAGCCTGCGGCCACCTCCTTCCACCCTCCCTTCATGTAGTCGCCAAAACCCGGCACGGCCTTCGGCTCGATGAAGGTGGGATTGGTCATGCCTGGCGGCAGGCCCACGATGCCGCCGCCAGCGAGATCGCCCAGGTCCATCAGGCCGGGCTTTTGCCCCCCGGCCTCCTCAGGCAGCGGCGGCGGCATACCCCCGGCCCCTTCCATCTCGGCCAGCACACCCATGCGCGATTCGAGCTGCTTGCGCTGCAGCTCGGAGTCACCGTAGGTATGCAGGTCGCGCACCTTGGCGATGATGGGTGCCAGGCGCGTGATGCCGTCCTGCTGGCCGGCGCGCTCGGGGTCGAAGAAGTGGATGATTTCATCGGCCGGTACACGCTGGCTGGTGCCGCTGCGGCCCAGGGTCCACAATCCGGCATCACCGGGGTGGCGATCGAACAGGTAGTAGGCCACGCGCTGCCCGCGCTTGTCGTACTCGATGCCACGGATGATCTCGCGCCCGCCGGCCAGCACGCCATTGCGCTCCACGTCCAGAAAATCGATCTCCAGAAGCTGCAGCTTGAGCGGCACCGTGGAACCCATGCGCTGGATGTGCTTGCGGATGAGCACCGCGCCGTCCACGTCACGCGTGCGCTCGGCCTTGTACTGCAGGCCATAGAAGTCCAGCAGGCCGTCATAGTCGGCATGGGGCACCCATTCGCGCCAGCGCTTGGCCAGGCCATCGTCGGCCCACACGGGCACGATGCCCTGGCCCACGCGCATGGCGAGCACGGCATTGACGGCACGCACGATGTTCGGCACGTTCTGCGCGAGTGAGCGCGCACGCATGCGCAGCTCGCGCGCATCGGCGGCGTGGTCTGCCGTGGGGCTGGCCCCCGAGCGCTTGACGCGCCAGCCATCGGCGCGGCTGGCGCCCTCGTAGGCGCGCACCAGCATTTCCCGGGCAACCTGGCGCCGCACGCCCTGCGCGGGCGAGAAATAGCCGACAACACGATCAACCAGCGTGGGGGAGGCCCTACGGGCTACGGTACGGCGCTGCATGATCAGCGGTCCCGCAGGCCGGCGAAGCGAAAGCGCGCCACCAGGGCGCGCGGCTGGCCAGTGCCGGCCACGGCCGAAATCTGAGTGTGCAGATCCCGGCGCGCGCCCATCATCTCGTCCAGGCTGCGATAGGTGACCGAGGCGCCATCCTCGGTCGTGATGGTGCGCTCGCCACTGTGAATGGCGGCATTGAGGCGCGCGAGGCGCATCTGGAGGTCTTGGAGCGTGCTCATATGCCGCACGCTACCGGGGCAACTGTCTCATTTCCAAGAAACCTGAGACGGTTTCAGCCGGGCTGTTTCAGGTGCCGGTACACGCTGGCACGGCTGATGCCCAGCGTGCGCGCCACGGCCGTGGCATTGCGCCCATTCCACAGGCGCAGGACCTGCCGGCGCATCTCTGCCTTGTCCACGGGTGAGCGGGCTGGGATGTAGGCTTCCTGACCGGCGAACTCCCTGCGCAGCTGCTGCTGGACACGCTCGACCGTAGCGGGACTGCCGCGCAGCTCGGGCACCAGCTCGACCAGATAGTCGAACATGCGGTCCACCAAGTCAGGCGAGAAATCAGCCTCAGGCCTGGCGGGTGTCTTGGCTGCATCGGGCGGCATGAGGGGCACAGGGGTGTTGGATTTGGAGGTCATGAGGGCTACCAGGAACGGGAAAAACCGCCGTTTCGGCGAATGGGAGCAGCACGGCGCGGCGCTGGGTCCGGCGCTCGGGATGGGGATGGAGCAGGCGCAGGCGGCGGGGCTGAAGCGACGGCAGCCGCAGCGGCCGGCAGTGCGCCAACGGGTGGCAGGTCGGGCGGGCTGAAGAGGTCGCGCGCAGGCTGCACCATCTGCTCGACCTGCGACCAGCGCGCATCGGTGTATTTGTGCAGGCCCTGGGCCATGGCCGCGTGGATGGCGTAGTTGCGGCAGTCCAGGTCCTCATTGCGCTGCCGGCGCTTGACCCAGCGGTAGGCCTCGCGGCCCTGGACCTTGGCCAGGATGCGCTGCTCTGCGGTCAGTTGCTCGAAGAATTCGCGCGGCAGGTCCTCGCTGAAGTGCACGCAACCCGGGCCGGCGTCGGTGATAGCGAGTTGGCCCAGCAGCAGATCCTTGGCGTTGTCCACGCCCACCAGCCAGAGCTTGATGCCCTGCTTGATCTTCTGGCCGCGCCAGTCCAGGTCCTGCATGCTGGCCGGACCCACGATAGGCCGGTTGTCGTTGTTGTCGCCCTTGATCGCGCGCAGGTTGGGCAGCATGTGCTGGTGCGTGCGGACGTAGTTGTAGACCGCCTGCGTCTGGTCCGACGAGTCGATGCTGATGGCGCTCAGTCCCAGGCTGCCACCGTGCCAGGCCTGGCGGTAGCGGCGCTGCAGGTAAGCGGTCACGGGCGCCCAGTCGCCTTCGCTGGAAGGATTCCCCTCGATGATGTGGCGGTCCACGATCCAGCTTTCCATGCCGCGCGCCCAGGCCCAGACGTTGATCTGCCACCAGGTGCGCTGCACGTCCACGCCAGCCGTCAGCACCAGGCCGCCCACGGGCACCGTGCCCAGGGCGTAGGGCTCGGCGCGGGCCTGCAGCACATGGTCGTCGGTGCCCTCCCCCTTCAGTTCCCAGGCCTGGCCCAGCGTCTCGTTGGTGAACGAGGTCATGGGGCCTGCATCGCCCTCCTGCAGCGCGCGGTGGGCCTTCTCGAACTCGTCCACGATGGACGCCCAGGTGCGCTGCGGGCTGTAGGCAGCCCAGATGTGCACGCCCAGGGTGCGCGGCGGCCTGCAGGGCGTCCCATCGGCAGTGCGCCAGATGCGGTCGGCGCCGAAGCGGCGGCCAGAACGCCGGCACACCCAGGCGCCCGTCAGCGGCCAGCCACCGGGCAGGTATTCGGCCTGGCTGATGGACTCGCGGCAGTGGGGGCACATGTGGCGCACCGTCTCGGGCTTGCCTGCCTCCCATTTGAAGCCGTGCATGGCCTCCTTGCCGCCCCAGGTCAGGGGGTGCTCTGCCTCGCAGCGCGGGCACTCGATCAGGTAATCGACCTCGTCCTCGGAATCCTCGCAGGCGCGGCTGACGTGGCACAGGCCCTTGATGCCGGGCGTGCTGCCGCCGATGAACTTGGGGTATGGAGCACCTTCCAGACGGCCTTTGGCCAAGGTGCCGGGCGAGCCTGCCGACTTGTCCTTGCTGCCCCCGATGGTCTGGTCGAACGCGGTCCATTCGTCCAGGATGGCCACGGCCACCGTGATCCGGCGATAGGCCCGAGCCGCCTTGCCGCCCAGCAGGTGCAGCACGCTGTCGCGGAAAGGCTTGTACTTGATGGTCTCCTCGACCCGGCTGCCTTGCTTGCGGGCCGCGATCACCGAAGGCACGCCGTCCTTGCTGTCCAGCAGGGGCTCGATCTCGGTCTTGACGAAGCTGTCACGGTCGTCGTCCGTGGGCTGCCACAGCGCCTGCTTGCGTCGGCGGTGCGCGATGTTGTAGCAGACGAAGGCCGTGATCATTTTCGAGTAGCCGACGCGCTTGGACTTCTTGACGGCGAGTTCCTCAATCCGGTCGTCGCTCATGAAGTCCAGAATGCCCACCTGGAACGGCCAGGCAACCCAACCGCCCTTCTGGTGGCTGGATTCGCCGGCCAGCAGAAAGTTGTCAGCAGCCCACTCAGACAGGGTCTGCGGCGGATCAGCCCGCAGGCTGGACAGGCCCAAGTGCGCTGCGGCCTGGATTGCGGAAATCGCCTCTCTCGACAGGGGTGCGCTCAAAATGCGGCCTCCTCGTCCAGCTCATCCTCGTCGGGCGCCTCGGCCATGGCCGCCACGCGCTCTCCGATCAGCTTGGACGTGACGCGAATCCACTCGTTTCGAGCATCGGCCAGCACGCGCAGCACCGTGACGCGGGCATCCTCGGGCAGATCCGGGCAGGCCTTGCGCAACTGGCCCTCGATCTGGTCCATGCGATCCACCACGGCCGAGCTGGCCAGGCCCAGCACGTCCGCCAGGGCGCCGATGGGGGCGAATTCGCCACGGGCGACGGCGTTTTTCAGGTCCTGGGCCTCGCGCTGCGAGCGCGCCAGCGCCGCACGTTCCTGGACCAGGTCCAGACCACCCAATCCAGCCGAGGCCCGGCCTGCCGCTTGGTCGCGCAGGCGCTCGCAGTAGCCCAGCAGCCATTCGTGGCCCGTATCGCCCCGAACAATCGCGCCTTCGCTCACCAGCTGGCTCACGCGGGCCTCGCTGACACCGACCAAAGCCGCAAATTCCGCTTGCGAAATAGGAGCATCAAAGTAAGGCAGGACCTTCACTTAACCCCCTTAGGAAGGTTGCGCAACAGTCCGAGAGCGCGGCTCGAATTACCCGCTTCCAAGGGGGCCAAAAAGGACCCGCGATCCTGCCTATTTCTTAAGCACATCGAGAGGGGCGCCGCCGCGCCGATGAGGGTGCGCACCGTCATGCCGACACCCCCTGACGCTCGGCCAGCAGCGAATGCACTGCCGCCTCGTAGTCCGCGAACGCTCGCCGCAGGCCCTGCCCCGCTCGCGCATCGCACCAGTCGTCGTAGCCCGGCATGCCCAGACTGGCCGCCATGCCCTCGACGCCGCTGCGCGTGTCCGCCCAGTTGTCGGGCTGCTGCCCCTCGCCAGCCGAAGATGCCAGCATCACCACGTCCCTCCAACGCTGCTCACGCACCCAGCGCAGCAGGCTGGGGCAGGCCTTGCCATCCTTCGCCGCCAGCAGTCCACGCTGCTGCTCAGCGGCAGCCAGCAGCTCCTCGGCCGTCACGTCGCCACGGGCGATGGCATCGGCCACGGCATCGGCCACGTCCACCAACCGGGTGCGCCGATGCTCCGGAAAGCTGCCAGCGAGTGCTGTGGCGATAGCCAATCCACCGTTCGCCCCCCCTGCAGGGGGGTTGGGGGGTATGTATTGGTTTTGGTTCTGGTTCTGGTTACCCGTGTCATCGCCGTGACGAGGCGTGACACCACCCGTGACATTACCGTGACGTGGCGTGACATTGCCCGTATCGCCACCAAGCCAGTCCGTGCCATTGAGCGTGACACTGGTATCTGTCACGACGATCCCATGCTGACGGCACAGAGCCATCAGATCTGCAGCCTTCGCCTTGGCAGCAGGCACGACACCCAGGGCACGAAGCGCAGAAAAGATAGCACTGCGCCTAGCCCTGCTGCGCTTCTGCCGCAGATGCTCATTGCTCTTGACCTCGTTGCGCCCCTCCTGCTGCTGGCGGAACTGGGCCACGATCTGCTCGCATTCGTCGTTCTGATATCGGCCATCGGGCAGCAGCGTGAAGAACTCGGCCAGCACGAACTGCAGGGCATCGATCTCTTCCGGTGACCGGCACAGCAGGCGCCGCGCCAGCAGATCGAAGCTGGAACCGTCCAGCGCTGCCTCGGTGTCACAGTACATGTCACGCATGTCACGGTAGATGGCACGCTCCAGCCGTGACAAGTGCCGTGTCGCGGTGTTGAAGTCGCCGATGTGGTGGGGGTAGTGATTCATGCCTGCTCAGCCTTCGATATCAATTCAGTCCGTCAACATCGCCTGCTGCAGGCGGCAGCGCACAGGCTTGACCAGGCGATGCGGTGGCAGGGAGCAGGCCCGCGCCGCCACCTCTTCCACGCGCTTGGCCGCGACCAGCGCATTCACCGTGCTGGCCACGCTGGAGATCTCCAGCCATTCGCCCGTGCACTCGTTGTGGAAGTCCCGCAGCTCGCGCCGGCTCAGGGCGGGCTGCCCCCGGCGGTGGGCCTCGGCCAGGCTGCTGTACAGCCGTTCGTTGAGGCGCACCCGCGTGGCATTGCCAATGGCAGAGAACGAATCCGCCTTGGTGTCATGCGAAGTCACCTGATGCGTGATGTGTTGCATGTCTATCTCTCCTGATATCAGCCGGGCCGTCAGCCCTGACTGGCTTTCTTGAATGCGTCGTAGACGCGGCCACGGACCCAGCGGGGAATCAGCTCATCGATGCCAGAGCGCTTGCGCACCCCGTCCAGGCTGATGCGGGGCTTGTAGTTGCCGCCGCGCACGAACATCAGCACCGGCCGCACGTCTGCGCCGCCTGTGCCGGTCACCGCCCAGATGCCGGGCGGCAGATTGGATGCCCGCTTGTCGTACTCGCCACGCGCGGTGGACCGCGCACCGCCGCGCAGACGGCCATAGGCCACGATGTAGCGGATGCCCTTAACCGGCCCCATGAAGCGCGAGCCCTTGCCGCCGCGCTGGTGCAGGGCCTGCATGCGCCCCTTGGTCATGTTGGCCCGGTAGCCCTGCTCGCCGAAGGCCTGGAAGTAGGCAATCAGCTGTACCAGGGTCGAGCCCTTGAGGTTTCCGCGTCCGTCATCGCTGCCCGGGTACGGCGTTGCCGGGATCGCGGTCTGGTAGCCAATGGGCAAGATGCCTGCCGTGCGCAGGGCCTTCTCGCTGCGCTTGTCACGGCGCCGGCCGCCATCCTCCTGAGCGGCCAGGATCTGCTGCGGGTCCACGCCCTTGCCGCCCATGTATGTAGGCGCCACCAGCGCATTGAGGTCGCCGGCCGTGGCCTTCTTGACCACCTGCACCGACTGCAGCACATAGCCCGTGGGCCGGTCGAAAACGCTCTGCATCTCAGCGCGCATGGCGTTCTTCACACGGCCCACCCCCATGTTGATGGCCTCGGCCGTGGCCTGAGCAATCTGCCCGCCATTCAGGCCGGCCAGGGCACGCTTGTATCGGGCACCGCCCTCAGGCTTGATATCAATACGCATTGCCACCTCCAGGGGTGGCAGCCAGGCGCTGCTGTGCCGAGCGGGCCAGGTACTGCGCCATGACCGTGAGTTCCTGCACCTGGCGGTCAAGCCGCCGCACCGCATTGCGCGAGGGCTGGCGGTGCGCATCAGCTGCAGCGCGCGTGACCTCAGCCACTGCGGACTGGAAGTGCATGAAGGCCTCCACCGGGTCCCCCTCGGCCTGATCCGGCAGGGCGCGCCGGCACTCGTACCCCAGCTGGCTGGCCATGGCATGCAGCACCGCCGCATTGCCCGTGACCACCTGCAGCTGCACGGCCTCGCGCAGGGTCAGGTGGTGCGTTTCGTTGTTGGTGTTGAGCTTGTGCTGCAGCGTGCCGGCGTTGATACCCATGCGCACGGCCAGCGCCTTGACGCCACCCTGGCTGGTCTGCGCCGTCAGGTAGGCCGCGTCCAGCACATCCATGCCGGCGGCAATGTCGGCTTGGGGATCAGATTCGACATAGCCAGGGGCAATGCCAACTGAGAAAGTTGCACTCATCAGCACAACCCCTTGCGAGCCATCGACATGACCCACAGCACAACACCCGCAACGCCCACAGCAGACAACATCGGCAGCCCCCAATGGGCGCAGGCCCTGGAGCTGTTCCTGGGCCAGATGATCGAAGTCCTGGAGGGCGAAGGCCGAGCCGGTTTCAGCGCGGCCGCGCTGGCGCGGTGGAGCGAACTGTGCTGCCAGCGCATGCAGGAGACAGGGAGCGCGGCACCGGAGGTGATTGCACAGCTGCGCTCCATGATTTCCCGGGCGGTGATGTGACTATGGGTCATGACACGCCGGTTAGCCATGAACAGCCTCTTCGCTCGCAATGGCAAGCTCTGGCCAATGGCTTTGCCAGTCGTCAGGGCGCAGATCCCGGCGACTAACAGCACCCTCTGTCGCAACTTCAATCGCAGTACAGCGGTGCAGAGGCACCGTACGCGCCCCACCAAGCCAGTCAGAAAGGTCGGAAGCGTGGGCACCGATTGCCCGAGCCAGCCGCGCCTTGCTGCCGCGGCCCTGCGAATGGAGATAGTCCGATAGCTTCATAGGCAAATTTTAGCCTGAAGCTAATCATTTCCGCTAGCCCCTTGCACATTGCCGATGTTAGCCATCCGCTAAATACTAGCCCTATGCAACCAGTTGAAGCCACCCGCCGGCAAAAGCTCAGCATCCTCATCAAAGAAGCAGGAAGCCAAGCGAACCTCTCCGAGATCATTGGCAAAGCTCCGGCACAGATCAGCCAATGGCTCAACGCCTCAATTAACTCCAAGACCGGCAAACCGCGCGTGATGAGCAATGCCACAGCACGGGAGCTGGAAATCCTCACCAAGAAACCACAGGGTTGGATGGATCAACCCCTCACACCCGAGGAAGCGAGTGGCGACGAACAACCAAACACGACCCCAGCCGAGCCCGAGGTACAGCGCATCCCACTGATCTCGTACATACAGGCCGGCCGATGGCGCGAGACATGCAATGCCTTTCCACCCGGCGATGCTGAGGAATGGCTTTATTCCGACCGAAAACACTCGAAGGAAACGTTCGCACTAACCCTCAAGGGCAACTCCATGGAGCCTGACTTCAAGGAAGGCGACCGTGTTGTCATCGACCCAGCCGTCAGCCCCAAGCCTGGCTCTTACGTGGCCGCCCGCAACGGCGGCGAAGGCGCCACGTTCAAAAAGTACCGCCTCCGATCCGTTGATCTGGTTGGCAACGAGATCTTTGAGCTGGTACCGCTCAACGATGACTACCCCATCATGCGCTCCGACGAAACCTCAATCACCATCATTGGCACCATGGTGGAACACCGCCGCTACTTCCGATAGCCACGCAAAATTATTTAGCCACAGGCTATTGACCTGATTATTAGCCTAGGGCTAAGATTCGCCTGCCGAGGATTACTCGGTGGGCACCATGGCATCGACCGGGCAAGCCCCGACCCTTAACAAGAGAGTGGTGACAGCTGCGCGCTTGCTACCATCCCCCTACGCAACTGGACGGAGGGGACAGATGGCATTGATCAAGTGCGCCGAGTGCGGTAAGGAAATCAGCGACAAGGCTGCGGCGTGCGTTGGGTGCGGGGCACCCGTCAACGTTGCGCTACAGCCAACCCAACAGAGCCCCAAGCGGGAGCAATCTGAACTCGCAAAAAAACTTTCCTACGGAGAGACCAAGGGCGAGGAGCAGTACGGCAACATCTTTCCCGACATGCAGCAAAAGGCGGCCCCATCTAAGGCCGTCCAGGTGGTAAGTTGGGGTCTCACAATCGCCACGGTTGCACTAATCGGCTCATGCATGTTTGGCGGGTCGGGCAGTTCCAGCTCCAACGGCATCAGTTCAGCACGCGGCCTAACACTGTGCAAAGAAGCGATCCGCTTGGTGTCGCGCGACCCTGACAAGGCCGATATCCCCTATACCGCATCCAGCAAGGTCGGGCCGGACCTGGTCTACACCTGGACGAATGGCACCAACACGATCCGCCTGCGCAACGGCTTTGGACTCGAAGTTCCCGCCAGCGCCCGATGCACGGTGAATGCAGCGCTCGGGAAGATTACCAGCCTCACTGTCAACGGCAACACGATCATCAGCCAGTAGGCTGCAGCAGTCACCACTCTCGCCCTGCGAAATAAACAAGACCAGCACCCCACGCTGTGAAGCATGGGGCTGCCTTCGGAGCCCTGCTTTCGCCCAGGCCGGCAGGCGCCCACTCCAATCACTGGAGCTGCGGCGCGAAGACCTGAAAACCCCCTTGCGGCCCAGCGTGGCCGATTTCACTGAGCGCGTGACGACGACCGCCAGGGGATGACCTCGTTCTTCGAGGCGCCCACACACCGCAGCCATGGCGGGTAATGGCTGAAGCACTGCCGGCTGTCGGGCTGACCGCCAGCAGCGCGCCCGCCCTGCGCAACGCAGGGCAAACCCAAGCGTCTTGGGTTGCAAGGCGCTTCGGTTTGATGCCGCGCATCCACCTCCTCTCAAGCACTTCGCCTTTGGATGCACATGCGGCCTTCTTTTTCGCCGGGCCTGGGTTTCTCGCTTCGCAACCACCAGCCATCTCGCCCACGCAGCCGCCACGCGGCACCGGCCCTTTTCTTCGTCCACCACTGGAGATCTGCCATGGCAAATGCCATACCACCGCATCGCCCACCTCGCAAGCCAAGGGCCGAGCATCTGAGCATGCCCTACCCGGAATTGCCTGGCTCACATCACCCAGCTTTCTGGCTCGCCGCCTATTTCCGGGATCTGGCGGAAACCGCAGCCTTGGATCAGCTCTGCAAACGCAGCCACGCAAAGCGCGGCCCCGGCACGGACAACGTTACCCAACTTGCTCTCTATGGAGCGCGCACCAAGCAGACAGATGAAACGAGTGCGTCTGCAGCACGAACCCGGGATGACGGCATGCTGCTCTACGCCTGGCCCGGCACCACGTTTTTCGACGCGGCCATGCAGCACCAATGAGCCCGCCGTACCCAGAGACACCGTCGCCAGCACCACCAGGCCCGTTCTGGCTGGCCACCTACTTCCGCGACCTGGCCGAAGGCGCCGTGATGGAGCGCGAGGGCGACGGCCAACCCCTGATCTGGAGCGCATGCGCGTTGCTGAGCAACGCGGGATATGCGGCGTTGGACGAGGCCAGGCACAGCGGAATGCTGCTCTACGCCTGGTGCGGCACCACCTTCTTTGACCAACCAACGGCCCGCCACTGAGCGGGCCGTTTGCATGCCGGAGACCCACATGCAGCTTGCCCGCATCACCCGCCCCTCCACGCCGATCACCGATCAGGCCTTTGTCTACCGCCGCAGCGAGCACACCAACGTGGCCCAGACCTTCGCCAGGGCGCGCGAGCAGTTGGCCAGCGCCGCAGCTGCTGCAGCTCCACCCAAGCGCCGCAGCCGCAAGGCCAGCGCGGCTGATGCGCCCGCCGCAACCAAGCTCCAGCAGATCCCGCTGGAACTGCCATCCCTCTGATTACTGGAGTCACATGCGCACTTTCACCATCAAATGCGGCTGCACGCAGCAGCAATTCGTCGGCGCCTGCACGCAAGACGCATGCACCTGGGCGCTGGAGCAATTTGGAGACCGGCCCTATGTCGTCATCTGCCACCGCTGACCACGACCACCACTGGGCCAGCGATTGGCACTACGCGCTGCGCCACGCCTTCGCGCTGGCCGACGCCCACGCCCTGGCAGCACAGCACGCCAGCAGGCCACTCAGCACCCAGCGCGCCGCGTGGGCTGTCAAGTTCGACCGCTCGCGCGACCAGATCCACCGCCTTCTGCACCTTGACGGCACCCCGTCTTAACCCCGCCACTTCACAGGAGACCACAATGGCCCGCCAAATCATCATTGCCATTTCCGCAGACGACGAGGGCCGCGTGGCCCTGACCACCAACCTGCCCCGCCCCATGCCTGGGCGCGGCCTGCACACAGAGGACGCCGCTGCCCTTGAGCTGCTGCGCATGGCCCAGCAACTGCCCAACCTCGAAACCACCACCTACGACGCCAGCCACCTGGCGCCGGATGTGGCCGAGGCCTTCGACCTGATCCGCGAGCTGATCAACCCTGATGGCTACGGCTACTCGGTCACAGCCGAAGTCGGCAACCACGCACGCCGCGTGCTGCAGATCAAGGGACAGCAGGTCGGACTGCCGCAATGAGCAAGAACACGCCATGGCGTGCCGAGGATGACGCCTACCTGCGGGCGCACTACCCCACCCAGCCCACAGCCGCCGTCGCCGCGCACCTGCAGCGCTCGGCCAGGCATGTGCAGCAGCGAGCCTATGACCTGGGCGTGAAAAAGGCACCCGGCGCCAAGACCCTGCGCACCGGCCGCTGGACGGATCACGATGACCTGCTGCAACTGCTGTATGCCGACATGAGCAACGAGGACCTGGGCGAGCTGCTGGGCATGCCCATGCAGGACATCGCCACCCGAGCCAGCCGCCTGGGCCTGCGCAAAACCCCTGCCGCGCTGACCCAGACCTACCGCACTTCCATGCTGCGCCAGGGCCAGCGGCCGGGGCAGTTCACAGCAGGCTTCAAGCCGTGGAACAAGGGGAAGCATGGGTACAGCGTGGAGCAGGGAAAAAGCCATTTCAAGGCCGGCAACCGGCCGCCGACCTGGGTGCCCGTAGGCACCGAGCGCTGGACCACGCCGCCCCGCGCGCTGCCACATGCAGCCCGTTACCTCAAGCGCAAGGTGGCCGAGCCAAACCGCTGGGCGCTGGTGCACCGCATCGTCTGGGAGCAGCACCACGGCCCTATTCCGGAGGGACATGCCGTCATCTTCCATGACGGTGACACCTCAAATTTCGACATCAACAACCTGCGCTGCATCTCGCGCGCAGAGCTGTCCCGCAGCAACGGGGCCGCCGTCCCCATCGACCTTCTGCCCGTGTGGCAACTCACACGCCAGCTGGACCAAGAGATAAAGGAAATCGAGAAAGCCGAGCATGACCACCACCACGACCGACACCCAGCCCACGCCGCCTGAAACCAGCGGCATGGGCCAGCTGCAATCGCTGCTGCTCCAGACCATCAAGGATCTGCGCAACGGCTCCACCACGCCGCAGATCGCCCGCGCCATCACCGACATCGGCCAGACCCTTGTGGCCAGCTCCCGCGCAGAGATCGAGTTCGCGCGGATCACCAAGGCTTCGCGCGTCGGGTTTCTTGACTCGCCAGCGCTGCAGGCTGCGCTCCCAAGGCCCACAGCAGACGGGTCCGGCCACACCACGCCATTGCCACCGGGCCAGCACTGGCAAGGCCTGGTCCACCGCACCAGCGACGAGGAGCCCACGCGATGACTCAGCATCAGCCCAAAGGCTCCATGTGCCAGACCTGCTGCGGCGGCAGCCGCGCCTGTGCCACCCTGCCCTTTTCCTCCATGCCCGTCATCAAGGCATATCCGGATGGCGTCCAGGCGGTGAAGTGCAGCGCCCACCAGCCGGCTGCCGGCCCGCCATCGCGGCGCTGCCTGAGCTGCGGCGCGATGGTTCCTGCCGAGCTTGCCGAAGGCGAAGGCCTACCCTGCGGGCATTGAGCCGATTGCTGCAATGTCTCGCACCTTTGAACAGGCCCGGGCAAGCAGCCGAACTGGATCGAAGGCAAGGATCGCGTGTCTTTCGAGATCAATCCCCCCCGCCTGATGCAGCGAGTGCTTTCCTAATATTCAATGCTCTGATGGAGATAAATAATTCTCCAATTAAACGATATTACAATAAACCAAAATCACAGCCTCCACTCTTCTTCAGAAAAATTTACTCCAGGATAAGATTTACTCACAATCCCTTCAATTTTATCGACGTGAGCAACTAGCCTTTTTATAACGATCATTGCTTCCGGCAGCTTAGTGTCATCTTTTGCCAGAACGTCACACAACAGGGCCAATTGTGTTGCAATTAATCTGGATGTCTCAAACGCATGAAGCCATTTACCGTTAAGAACTTCCACTGGAATTGCAAGGCCTACTGCCAACGTCTCTTTCAGAAAAGCTTGATGACGCATCATTTCCAACTCTTCTACAACCTCCACTTTACCCAAGATCCTTGCACAAGATAAAACATTACTCGCAAAAACTTTAACCCTAATTACCGCAGATTTTTTCAATCGCAGTTGATTGCTGCTTTCTTGAATTTTTGATAAGTAAAACGCCCCCAATATTGCTAGCACTGCGCCTATCGCTTGCATCCAACCAGACCATTCCGCTTTGGTCATGCATGACCACCAGCGTTGAATTTGCCAGTCTCCCCATAGTAGACAAATCTCAATAGTTTCCATCGCCCTCTCCTTTCATGAGCGGCGAATCCTAACCTCCCACAGCCCGTTTGGCAGTCGCCTCTCGGGCTTTTTGCATGGAACCCACAATGTCCGAGAACAGCAAGATCGAATGGACCGACCACACGTTCAACCCCTGGGAAGGCTGCCAGAAGGTGGGCCCGGGCTGTGACCACTGCTACGCCGAGACACGCAACGCGCGCTTTGGCGGTGGCCAGGCCGTGAACTGGGGTCCAGGCGCGCCGCGCCGCCGCACCAGCCCCGCCACCTGGGCCATGCCGCGCCGCTGGAACGCTCAGGCCGACGCATTCATGGTGCAGCATGGCCGCCGACAGCGCGTGTTCTGCGCATCGCTGGCGGACGTGTTCGACAACGCTGTCGATCCGCAGTGGCGCGCCGACCTCTTCGACCTCATCCGCGACACACCCAATCTGGATTGGCTGCTGCTGACCAAGCGCATCGGCAACGTGCCTGCGATGGTGGCCACCATCCCTGGATGGCTGCCTGACAACGTTTGGCTGGGTGCGACGATCACCAACCAGAGCGAGGCCGACCGCGACATCCCGAAGCTACTGGCCCTGCCCGCGCGCGTGCGCTTCCTCTCCATGGAGCCCCTGCTGGGTCCTGTGGATCTGACCGTCATCGACATCAATGGTGATTGCGAGATCTACCCGCTGCGCGGCACCACCCAATGTGTCGACCAAGAGCATGAGCCGGCGCCCGATCTGCCCGCACTGGACTGGGTGATCGTCGGCGGCGAGAGCGGCCCAGGTGCGCGGCCCATGCATCCCGACTGGGCACGTAGCCTACGCGACCAGTGCACCGCCGCCGGCGTGCCCTTCTTGTTCAAGCAGTGGGGCGAGTGGCGGCCTATCTCACAGATGAGCGAAGGCGAGGACCGCACGCTGTGGCGGTCCCGTGTGATTGCGAAGCCCCACGAGGACCAAGCCAACCTGGATGACATCTATGGCCGTGTGTGCACCACAGAGAGCACGGTGCTTCACCTGGACAGCAGCGTGCACCACTTCCATGAGCCAAATGCTTTCCCGCCTGGCGCCATGACGATGTACCGGGTCGGCAAAAAGGCCGCAGGCCGCCAGATGGACGGACGCACCTGGGACGAGGCGCCCGCCAGCTGATTCGAGGCATGAGGACAGCTCATGGGCGCTGTCTTCAAAGCTCAACTCTTGTCTTGGCGTAGAGAAAGACGAGCTTTACAAACAATTAGTGCGTGATGACATACGGCAAGTAATTCATCCAGTCTGTTAAGAGTATCAAGTGATGGGTCCTCAAACTCTAGCTTCAACAAACTGGAAGCTTGTAGAACTTTCTGTAAATCGATGGCAACCCTGGTATCTGGCAAGTCCCAGTATGGGTAGTCCATTAATTGCTTGGTTGACAAATCCAATATACCAAGAATGCTTGTTATTGCTGATTGTTTAGTTGATTTAGTTGCAATGGCAGTAATATACAACCTCTTGGCAGCAACCCTTTCTTTCAAAGACGAGATTATAAATATTGCTCTTTCCAAAACTGCAATTTCGTTATCCTTCTTTATCGCAGCGGTGCTTTTCTTTGCCTCACGTAATTGATAATTCGTTTGCCACCAAACACCAATGATGGCTCCGATGGCTCCTATCGATTGGAACCAGCTAGCCAACTCGGATGAATTACTAGGAAGCCAACCCGATAAACCCGGGAATGCCAGCAACAGAGCTGCGATAACGATTAGCGCGCATAGAGCACTGATAAACCATAGTGCGGCATCGAATTTCACGCGAATTTCCATATCTCCTCCTGTGCTGCACATGGTAGGCGATTACCCCCCAAGCCCTCCCGGCGCATGCCGCGAGGGCTTTTTTTGGCCCAAATTTCAAGGAGCCGCATGCTTACCCCTCAATTCCTCCTGCCCCTCGCGGCCAAGCTGGTGATCGACCTGTTTGCCGGCGGCGGTGGCGCATCCACCGGCATAGAGCAGGCCATCGGCCGGCCCGTCGATGCCGCCATCAACCACGATGCTGATGCCATCGGCATGCACGAAGTCAACCACCCGCAGACACGCCACTACCGCGCCGACATCCGCGAGGTGGATCCGCTGGCCGTGACCAAGGGTGAGCTGGTGGGCCTGCTGCACGCATCCCCGGACTGCACGCACCACAGCCAGGCCCTGGGCGGCCAGCCCCGCAATGGGGAAATCCGGTCGCTCGCGTGGATCGTCATCCGCTGGGCCGGCAAGACCCAGCCCGATGTCATCACGCTGGAGAACGTCGAGCAGATGATGCAGTGGTCCCCGCTGATCGCGAAGCGCGATCCAGCCACCGGCCGCGTCATCACGCTGGACCGCATCACGGACCCCGCCACGGGAAAAGCCACCTTCCGCGTAGCCGAACCCGGCGAGGTGGTGCCGCGCGGCAATCAGTTCCTGGTGCCAGACCCCAAGCACAAGGGCCGCAACTGGCGCCACTTCATCCAGGCGCTGCGCGACCTGGGCTACAAGGTCGAATGGCGGGTGATCTGCAACGCCACCCTGGGCTCTCGCAGCACCCGCACGCGGCTGTACCTGATCGCCCGCCGCGACGGCCTGCCCATCGTGTGGCCAGCGCAGACGCACTGGAAGCATCCGAAGGCGGGCCAGAAGCCATTCCGCCAGGCAGCCGAGTGCATCGACTGGAGCATCCCCGGGCAAAGCATCTTCGGGCGCAAGAAGGAACTGGCGCCGGCCACCATGCGGCGAATCGCCCACGGCCTGGACAAGTTTGTGCTGAACAGCCCCCAGCCGTTCATCGTCAACATGGCCCACGGCGGGAAAATCGAAATGCTCGACCGGCCTATGAGCACCATCGCCACGGAGAAAGGCGGCTGCCGCGCCCTGGTGTCGCCCACCCTGATCCAGATGGGCTACGGCGAAGCCAAGGGCCAGGCCCCGCGCGTGCTGGATCTGTCCCAACCCCTGGGCACGGCCGTGGCCGGCGGCATCAAGCACGCCATCAGCTCGGCCTACCTTGTGCAGGCCGGCCACGGAGAGGGGCAGGACGGCGGCAAGCGCTGGAGCCACGGCGCCAACGACATCAAGGGACCCCTGGGCACCGTGACGGCCAGCGGCGGCGGGCAGAGCCTGGCATCCGCGTTCATGGTCCAGGCCAATGGCGGATTCAACAGCACGCCGGCCCGCGACCTGCGCGACCCTGTATCGACCGTGACCACCAGCGGCAGCCAGCAGCAGCTGATAGCCGCCCACCTGTGCACACTGCGCCGGAACAGCATTGGCCGCGACATGCACGAGCCCGTGCCCACGGTCACAGCCGGGGCCGAGCACCATGCCCTGATCCAGTACCACCTGTCGCCCGATCAGGAGGCCGGCGCCCTGCGCTGCGCCGCCTTCCTGATGCGCTACCACGCCAGTGGCGGCCAGTGGGCAGACCTGCGCGACCCCATGACCACGATCACCACGCGCGACCGCCTGGCGCTCGTGACCGTGTGGCTCAAGGGCGAGCCCTGGGTGATCGTGGATATCACGCTGCGCATGCTGGTGCCGCGTGAGCTCTACAACGCTCAGGATTTCCCCCCTGGCTACGTCATCGACCGGACCGCCTCCGGCAAACCCCTGACGAAAACCGCCCAGGTAAAGATGGTGGGCAACTCCGTGAGCCCCGTGCCCATGGAGCAAATCGTCTCGCTGAACTCTCCCGAGTCCACGGCCTGGCAACTGCGCCGGGCCGCCTGATCCCACCAACCCGGCCCGCCAAGCGCGGGCCGACCTGTTTTCGCATGACCCCGACCCATCTCCCGGCCGCGTGCCAGCAGCTGCTACAGCGCGCAGGCCACTTCATCAACACCACCGCAGCGCATTGGCGGCTGCTCACCAAGGAAGCCTCATGACAGCAATCACGACAGCCGCTCACATTGACGCCCAGACGCAAGAGGATCTGATGCGCCAAGCAGGCATATGGATAGAGCACTCGACGCTGATTGAAGACGACATGCCGGCGCGGCCACTGGCGGCCGTGCAAGCCGAGAAGCATCAGTTGGACCGCTACACGCAACTGGTAGCAGCCCGCGCCGCCGAGCATGCTCCTCAGTGCCTGGCCCAAATCGAGGAGCCCGCAACCCTGGCCGGCACCACTATCGAGCAGTACGCCCGCATGTTCAACGCAGCCTGTGAGGCCCTGGGCCAGATCAGCGACTGCCTGGGCATCAATTCGGACATCAACCCAGGCGCCGAACCCATCATCGCCGCCATTGAGCAGCTGCGCGCTGGCGGCCCGCATCCTGTGCTGGACGACCGCTGGAAGGCCCGCATGCTCGACGGCCGCGCGCCAGAGCGCGACGAGATGGGCCTGGGCGATCACCCCGATCTCCCTTGGCTGGACGAAGGCATGATGCCGCGCAGCTTCTTCGCCGCGCTGGGTCTGGAGCTGGCCCGCACGATGGCCGAGAACCAGCTCGACGCCGACGCTCTCGAAGCCATGAGCGAGGCCGTCAACTGGACCGACTGGCAGCCGACCTCACCACAGGGTGACGGCTGGAAGCTGGTTTCCATCTTCGACACCGAGGACGGGCCCGCTGCATGGTGGCTGCGCGAGTTGCCCGAAGCCGAAGACGGCACCACGACCATCAGCAAGCGGCAGACCGAGGCCGTGCGACTGCAGAAGGCAATCAACGAGCTGGCCGGCATGTTCCATGACCAGATCGTCGGCCAGCAGGCCGCCTTTATCGAGTGGCAGCACGGCGCCGGCGCGGAGGCTGCTATGGGATGGATCGAGAACGGCCTCTGCGGCCCTGGCCACATTCCCGATGAGGACGCCCCCTATGGCAAGGAGGCACAGGCCTGGTTCGACGCCAACAAGCACGAACCTTTCCCTGCATGCCCGTGCGGACGGCCCTCAAACATTCTCTGGATGGGCAAAGGCTTCTGCTGCAACACGCACTACGACGAGGCCTTCAAGGCCCACCAGGCCGCCAAGGGGGAGCACGGCAATGGCTGACGCGCACGACGAATTCCTCAAGGCTTTCGACCGGCTGCTGGAAGAGCACGGCATTGCCGATGCCATGTCCATCGCAACTGGCACCTTCGTGTCGCTGGTTGTTGGCTTTGCCAAACACAACGGCCATGCCGATGACCTGCCGATCAACATCAAGGGCACAGACCGCAACAGCGGGCACCGCCGCGACATCACGATCCACCCCGCAAAGCCGCGCGCCACGGCCCACAAGGAGAGCACATGAAAGAACGACCGATTCTGTTTTCGGCGCCGATGGTTCGCGCCCTGCTGGCCGGCACGAAGACCCAGACGCGCCGCGTCGTGAAGCCGCAGCCCGACTCCACGCACAGCGGCTATCCGTACTGGAACATTGGCGGATACCGCGCATCGTGGTGTCGCAGCGCTGAGGATGGCGGGCCGCTGGTGCCAACCAACCCGCTACTCTGCCCCTATGGCCAGCCCGGCGACCGGCTGTGGGTGCGTGAGACCTTCGGCCACTTCGAGCGCAACGAGAACTTCAAGCCCGGCTGCGATGTGTTTTACAGGGCCGATGGCGACTGCTTGGAACTGGAGCCCTGGCGCCCCAGCATTCACATTCCCCGCTGGGCCAGCCGCATCCTGCTGGAGATCACCAGTGTGCGCATTGAGCGCCTGCAGGACATCAGCCACGAGGATGCCCGCGCCGAGGGCCTGGAGTGCATGGCAGGCGCCCCGGAGTGCGGCTATCGCAACTACCTGGACAAGACCAGCCAGGACTGGACGCTGAGCCCGCGCGAATCGTTCCAGAGCCTCTGGGAATCGATCAATGGCCCGGCCAGCTGGAGCGCTAACCCTTGGGTGTGGCCGCTCGACCTCCGGCGCCTCCTGAACCAACAGCAAGGACAAAAACAATGAGCAACACTGACACCCTGAACCTCCGCGAAGCTGCGGACATACTCAAGGTTCACGTCAAAACAGCTGAAGACATGGCCCGCGAAGGGAAAATTCCGGCTGCAAAAATTGGCCGGGCGTATGTCTTCATGCGCCGCGACGTGGTGCGCTTCGCCGAGCAGGTGATCAACAAGCAAACCGCCGACCGCATACTCAAGCGCTCACCAAAGCGCGTTCGCAAGGTCAGTGCCCCGGAGGTTCGCGTAGCGCATTAGCATGCGCTGCGTCTTGTGGCCTGTGATCTTCATGATCTGCGTCTCGCTCAGCGAGGTCCGCTCAAACAGGCGGCTGGTCGCTTCGTGACGCAGATCATGGAATCTCAGGCCATTGGCGCCGGCCTGCTCCATGATTCCGGCGTACAAGCTCGACAGGTAGTCCGTGGTGGCATGCAGGTCTTCATCGCGCTTCGACCACCACGGGAAAATCAGTGCCTGCGGGCTGGGCAAATCCAGGCCCTGCAGGTAGCTCTCAAGCACTCTAACTGCCACCGATGACAGGGGAACCTGCCTCTTGTCACCGTTCTTGGTCTTGTCCAAAAACACCGTTCGCCGTGGCAGGTCCACCTGCCCGAGCGTCAGCGTGTACATCTCGCGCATTCGCATTGCCGTCTCCACGGCCAGGACGAACAGGCATCGCAACGCTGCCTGGTGCTCCAGTTTCAGCGGCCGCTGCCTTCGCGCGAGAACTCCCCCATCAATAACAGCCAACACGGCCTCATACTCGCCGCGCTCCAGGCGCCGGTCACGCTCCACATCGGTGCGAGCGCCACCTTCTGCAAGCGCGGCATCCGTCTTTGTGTACTGGGCATATCCGTCTGGCAACGTGCGTAGCGGATGGTCCGGCAGGGACAGCAGCCCCTTTCGCATGCCCCAGTCCGTGCACCTGGCCAGTGCCCCTACCTTGGCACGGATGGTGGCCGGCGCCAGGTTCTCCACCCTCTTCATTTCCGAAATCCAGCCATCGACCCAAGCCGAATTGATCTCGCTCAGCGGGTAATGGCCACGGCTGTCCAGGATGGTTCCGAGGGCACTTCGATCTTTCGGCGACGGATGCGCATCGCGCTCGTACTCGCGCACCAGCTCCTTGATTGTCAGCACCACCTCAGCCTTTTGGTGCTCGGCGGGCACGATGCCCCGTGACAGCAGGGCATCCAGCCTGGCTGCATATTCATCGCCCTCGGCCTCGGTTGCGAAGGTCAAATAGAGCGGTTTGTCCAGCACGCCCCGGCGCTTGAACGTGTACTGCCAGGTGCCATTCGGGAACTGTTTCTTGCCTGCCAA